TATCAATCACACCACTTCCATTTAGTTTAGGAACTTTACCACTATCACCTGCACCTGCTGATGTTGAAACAAAATCATCTGCATCTATTTGTTGTCCATTTACTATTGTCATATAATTTATTTAACTAATATTAAAAACTACCTCAATCGTTGTATTTTCGTTTGTACCCTTTGTATATGCACTACCGAACAAAGCGTGATTAAACATTTTTCCTGTATCAACACTGGCTGTTCCATCAATGAAAGTACCAACCTCATAATAAGTTCCATTTGCCAAATCTGCACTTGCAAAAAAGAATCTCAAAGTTAAATCACTTCCTGAAATAACACCTGTCACTTTTGCACTTCTGGCCACTGCGTTTCCAAGTGCTGTATCTGATACAGTTGGTGTAGTATTATCATCTCCAATATCCAAATGATTAATGTTTAAACTATAAGTGTTTTTCCCATTCAACCTATCAAGTATAAGATTAAGTCCTGTATCAGTTCCATTCACTATTATATTTTCATAAAAAGGTGTTTCTTCTAAAACTTTGCCAGTTAAAGCACAGGTTTTAATTACTCTAAACTTTCCTTTTATTCCTGAATTTTCTTTAATAGTTTTATTCATAACTTAATTATATAGTTTTATGACCAAGTTGCAAAACCCCATACACTTGTTGATGCTCCCCAATAATAAGGTGCAACACTTGTTGATACTGTTGGAGATGATTCTCCGATTGCCATTACTTCTGTAAATTGTCTTATTCGTTCCACAAACTCATCTGCCTGAATATCAATTTGATCACTAGGGTTTTTTACAAGAAGCCTTGCGAGAATATCATTGATTCCAATATCCTCTGCTGTCACACAGTTTACCTCGTGTACCATCTCGTCTGTATCTGGTGTTTTTAAAGTTGAACGAATACTTTGTATTTTATAATCTTGATTGATTCCTCGTATATCAGATTGAATATTTATAGTCTGGCCAGTCATAAGCCCACCTGTATAAGTTGTAAACTCTGCTGTTTTTTCTGGCTCTGAATATTTAAGTAATTCTACATCTGCTCTAAGTCCTGCTGTTTCTAAATCTCGTATGTTCTTATCCACGATCACTGTTTGAAATAAACCATATAAAGCGATACTATCCTCGTTTCTTTTTTGAAGGATAAGAGGGTATTGTGGATATTCTATCACTTCAATATTTGAAGTACCTGATGCAGGTGCAACAGTAAATTTCAAAGACTTTTCATTGTAGTTCCAATAACAATCAAATCCTGTAATGTCTATGTTTTCAATACCAACTGTTTGAACAACTGATGATATTTTAACTACTGGTATATTTGCAAATTTTGTAGCAAGAGGAAATACAGTTTTGGTAGCATCTCCTGAAAGATACTCTGTTCTCAATGTTTCTGATGTCAAAAGTCCTCCTCGCACAATTACCTCGTTTCTAAGTTGGTGTGTATCTTGTCGCAAGGATAGGGAATTATATACATAGTTTCCTGATGTGTCTGTAAGATTAAATGTACTTGCTTCTGATTCTGATAAGAAAAAGTGTATGTCCTTGTCATAGTCTATGTACCACTCATAGCCCTCAACAATATCTGTAAGTCGTTCTAGACATCTTGATATAGGCAGGTAGTTAAATGTTACTGATTCAATAACTGTTGGGCAATCAACATTCGTGTCTGTTATACCTGATGCAAATGTACCAATAAGATCTGCGATAATATCATTCACACTTTGGTTCTGGTAAGTCTTTGATACAAGTTGCCTATCAAGTTCGTGTGTGTAATCCTTGCAGATTACCTTGATGTATTCAACTCTCGCTTCAACATCTTCTTGAAGTTCAATGATATACCCACCAAATTCTTTTATAGCACCAACTGTCAAAACAACCTCGTCACCAACGACTGGTTTGTATGTTTGACCATTGTGTTTTTTAATAAGAAAAGATAGCTTGTCGGGTTCACGACTTAATACTTGCTCCCTGCGAACAGACTTCCAGTTTACAAGAGAGCTTTTATCTACACCATCTATTGTAATGACTGTACTCATATTATATTCTTGCTGTGCGTTTAAAGACTTGTACTAGACGATCTCCAATCATTTCTGCAACATTGTCATCAAGGTATGTTCCACCATTCATATTGATAGTAAGGTTTACACCTCCTGCTCCTGCAAGTTTATAATTAGGTGTAATAGATCCATTAGAAGATGGTGTGAACAATTCTGGTCCTTTCTCTCCTACCATATATGATTGTCCTGTTTGTACACCTCCTCCAACTGCTTTACCTGTAATTGAAGAACCTCTGGCAATAATTGATTTTACGGTGTTTGATATACCACCACCAACTGACTTAACTGCACCTCCTGCAAGGGACAATGCTTTTGTGGCAAGATCTATAACTTTTTGAATTGGTTTAACAAGTGATTCCATACCTGATTTAATACCCGATATAACAGTATCAAATACGCTTGCAATAGATTCCCATATAGTTGTGAATACACTTTTTACTTCTGTCCAAATAGCACTCCAAACTGCTTTTATTAGATCAAGTGTTGTTTTTATTGTTGTGAATAAAGTATCAAATACACCAGTAAAGAAAGTTGTAATTGATGTCCATATTCCAACAGCTGTTTCATAAAGCATACCAAGATTTCCTTGCCAATTAGGAAAAATTAAATCCATCAAAGAAGCAAAAAGTCCAACTATAAAGTTTATTGAAGTCCAAAATATAGTCTTAATTGTTTCCCAGATACTTGAAGCAATAGAGCTTATACCTGACATTAGAGAGCTAAACAATCCTGTTACATAACCTACCCAACCCATAATAGTTGCACCGATAACTTCAAAAATGTTTATTGCTTGATTTTTTAGATAATCCCAATTCTTATAGAGCAAATAACCAACTCCTACAAGAGCCATTATTGCAACAGTAATCAAGGTAACTGGACTAAACAAAACTGCAAGACCTGCTGTCAAAGCTGGTATAGCTATTCCTAATAGTCCCACAACAGTCAAAAAACCAAACATAGCAGTCGTTACAAGTATTATAGTTGTAGTTAACTGTGGATTTTTTGCAACCCAATCACCTATATTCTGAATAAAAGGCACAACAACATCTGATAGTTGTTTTATAACTGGTTGTAATCCTTTTCCTATTGATTCCTGTATTTCACCAAATGATTGTCTGAGTTGACCAATCATTACATCATACCCACCAACAGTATCAGTTGTTTCTCGTAAGTTCTGAGCAAATCCTTCTTGGATAGTAGCAACTTTTTGTGCTTCTGTACCTGTTTTAATAAGTTCTTGTTGATGTTCTGTAAAGCGAATACCCATCTTTGAAAGCATACCGAACTCACCTCTCAATGCTTTTGCCATTATATTTGCACTTGATATGTAACTATCTGCACCAGCATTTACTCCATCTTGGTTTACAGTTAGATCTGCAAGAGATTTTGTAAGTTTAACAACTGATTCTGATTGAAGTCCAAAAGTAGAAAGTTGAGCAACTCCTGCATTTAAACTATCTCCATCGATACCAGCCTTTTTTTGAAGGGCTGATGTAAGTGCATTGACTTGTTCGACTTGTTCTTTTGTTCCTTTTGAAACACCTATAATTGCGTGTTCAAGTTGTCTTTGACTTCTCTCTGATTCACCAAATGCCTTTACCGAAGTCGCAACAACTGCTGTAATACCTGCAAGACCTGCTGTACCAACAAGCGACATACTTTTAAATGACTGTTCGTTTTCTTTAAGAGTACGATTAAGTCCTTTCAAAGTTTGCTCTGCTTCATTTTTTGCCTTAATGACTATTTGGAGAATTTTGTCTTGCATTTTTATTTTGGTGTTCGTTATCTAGTGACCATTTGAATAAAAGAAGTTGTATAAACCAATCAGGTTGATTTTCAAATTCCTGATAAGTCCAGCACATTTTTTCACATACCATAGATATAGTTAATTCTTTTGGCAGTTCACTTTTATTCCCATTTAATAGAACTTTATAGGCGTACTCTATATCGTTTTTTTTTCAATAAAGTCTGTATTGTTTGATACTTTATTGATTTCTTCAAGCAGAAAATCATAATCATTTGATGGCAGATTATTTACATTTGAAAGCACATCAGTTGTAAATTCTCCAATACGCTTAATCAATAGTTCGATTGCTTTATCATTTGATTTGTATACAAGAGATAAAGGTATTTCTCCTTTAATGCTTCCACTTGAATCTGCTGACATTCCAGTAGTTAGAATTTCTGTAATTTGTCTTTTTTCACCAGCTGTAATGTATGTATAAAACTCAACTTCTAACTTTGTTGTTGGTAATGTAATTATTTTTGTAGTTCTGTCCATACATTTATTATCCCACTACTAAGCGTATGATGCAACATCATTTACTAGAACTACATCGATCATTCGTGTATCTCCGAGTGAGTAGAAGGCTTCAAAGTTCATTGTTTGCATTACAATGTCATCTTTACCGATATTTCGTGCAACTTCAACAAACTTAACTTTTGCAAGTCTTATAGTAATTTTAGGGTTGATTGAACCTCCAACAATAGTCTTGTTAGTGTTTGTGAACTCTAATTGAATTGCTCGTGTAGCGTTTGTGAGAAGTTCTGTAATGTTTGTTCGAGCATCGTATACGATTTCAAGTGAACCTGTAACTCCAAATTGTTTATTAAGTCGGTCTGTTACTGCGATTGAACCAATATTATGATCATCTTCAACATTCTTTGAGATTGAGATAGATGCTTTTCGTACTGCATAAGTAGTACCTGATGCAAGTCCTGCGTAAGTAGTAGCAATTCTAACAACTCCATCTTGTGGTCGGAAGTTAGCTGGTGCTACATAAGATACTGTCGCTGTTGTTGTACTTGATACATTACTCATAAATGATGCTGAGTATGTTGGGTATTGTCCAACTTCAAAATCAAGGTCAAGACTATCTATTACTGTGAGAGGGAATAGAAGTGATGCTGATGTTTGAGCGTTAGGTTCACTTGCTGTAAGTGTAAGTGATTGAATTTGTGATGACTGTGTAACTGTAAATGTGTGTGTATACGCACCTGTCGCTGGTCCTGATACTCCAACAGTTCCCAAAGCTCCATAAAGGATATACCCAATAGAGTTATCATCAATCAATCCTGAGATTGAACCTTCTGCAAAAGTCTTTACTACATCTGCATCAGTTTGATTTTCAATTACACCAAATACACTTTCTTCTTTTGCCATTTCTACTTTTTCATCAAAAGTAAGTTCGGTTGTTGGCAACCATCTTTGTACTGGTCGTGCTGTACCTCGTACAGTTTCTCTACCTACTCCGATATTGAATCGTCTTCCTATAAACTTTGTCATATTTATTTCTTATTTATAATTTCTGATAATTTTTGTTCTGCTTCTTCTTGCGTTGATGCTGATACAGTAATTCCATAATCAGGAAAGAAGTAGTCTTTTTGTTTTACTTCCTCTTTCTTAATCATCTTGTTTTGTGCTTTCTCCATACCTATATAATATCATTTAAAAATTATATTGTATCTGCAACATTCAAAACAATATCTAGTTGTTGTTGAAATGCCATACCTCGTGGAGTTTCCACTTGTTGTCTTGGACCGACAACTGGACTAATCCAATCAACTGCTCCTGATAAAGATAAGTTGTCCTCATCTCTAAGCTCTACAATCAAAGCATCTGTAACAGTATCAAGAAGTTTAGTAGCATCTTCAACACCGTTTTCAAATATCTCAACTATAATATATGCACTAAATGTTATTTTTAATAGATTTTCTTTGTTAGTAAGGTAATCATCTGTATTGTTTGTAATGTCAAAAACAATAGCTGGATAGCCTGATACATTAGGTTCAAAGTAGTCATATACAACTGATACGGTTGTACTTGTAACGAGGTTGCTTATTACTGTTTTTAGATTAGATCTAATTGTTGAAATGCTTATCATAGTTCCTTCATTAAGTTATCCATCGCTTTATTAAATTCTTCATCAATCTTTGATTTTTGACTATCAATAGATGGCTGGAAGAAAGGTTTTGCTTTTGTCCCCTTCTTGCTAATACTCTTAGATACTGCATAAGGATTCAAACCTCTTCTTGTAGCCCATAGCTGAAACATAGGATTGTTTTTAACTGGTATATAGTGAGGTCTTGTTCCAAACTCAATAGCAAGCCCATAACTATATCCACCATTCTTTGCTCCTGATTGTAATGATCCTGCAAATCTACCCATTGTTATTTTCCAGTTTTGCCTTAGTTGTTGACTATCCCCTGATGGTGCGTTCTTCTTTGCTTGATCTTGAATACGGATAAGAGAACGATTGATAGCCTTATTGATATGCTTTTCTGATATATTAGGGTACTTTTCTGCAACCAGCATAAGCTCATCTAATCCTTTTACCTCTATTGTAAATCCGTTGCTCATTTTAGTTTTCTGGTTTTACCATTAAGGCTTTCACATATTGAGTACCAAACCCTCTGTCGTGGTTTACAGTACCTTTTACAAGATATTCAACCCCTTCTATCGTAATCTTATCTTGTTGCCTAATATCAGTACCTATTTCAAATATAGCATTAAAGGCTATACCATATTGATACCCATTGTTACTTGCTTCTGTTTCTGAAAGTGGTCTTAAATAGCAAGAGGTAATACCTGATACTGTTGTTGAAGTTGAAATACCATTTACATATCCTGCAACTCTTGTAACTGAACTTATGCTTTTTTGGGTTGTAAATTGAAGCATTTTATATGTTTATATTTCTAAAAGATAATAGTCTTGATTGGTATTGTTTAGTAATATCACTGTCTTTATAAGTAATTGATTGACCTTCCGTAGATTCGCTCGAAATTCCACTTGAAGTCCTTTGGTTGAAGGATTGGACAACTATCTCTGTTGCGACCTGTGTGAGGTCAAATGGAAGGGTATGAGCCGTTATATCAAGCTCATCTGTGAAGTCTATTTTATATCCTCCTGTATAAACTATCTCTATGTACTTTTCTGCTTCTGGCATAGCAAATGCAAAAGCAACTTTTCCATTGTCATTTAAGATATAGTCATTTACATTAAGAGATTCCCAAGTAATGGCTCCCCAAGTTCCACTTCTGTATTTAACAGATGTAAGTGAAGCAACTGGATAGTTTCTTAAAAAGAGTTTATGATGCCCTGCTGTCGTATCAAAGTATTCTGTATAAGATTCTTCTTTAAAACTTCTATTACAAAACCTTTCAATACTAGCACTTGCATTTTTAATCAATTCATCAATTAAGTTGTCGTGAGTAGTACCACTTAATCCAAGATATGCTTTTACCTTTTCTTTTGTAGTAAGTAATGCTGACATAATTATTTCTTAGCTTTTTTTGGTTTCACACTTTCTGTTGTCATTGATTTTGGCTTTTCTTCTTTTGGTGCTTTTACATCAATAAGTTCAAAGTCATTTACATCAAGTCCTTCAATTTCTTTTTTAGTATATTCTCGCCCTGCTTCAAAGTATCTTTGACCACAAGCGATGTTACATTTTGCTTTATACATATATTTATCTTTTACTTATAAAAGCAGTTTCCTGCTCATTACAAACCCCATAAAGGGTCTGTATGAACATAAAACTATGCTACTGCTTCTGAGTTTTGTCCTGATCCTGCAATAGTTGGTCGTGCAAGGATAGTTGCACCCATAATTGCAGATACAGTTGCTCCACCGTTTAGTGCTGTATCAACTTGGCATCTGATGAATTTTCGATCTAGCCCTTCAATATTTACTGGCAATACTGCTACTCCGAAGTCACTTCCTGAACTTACTGTTGAGAAAGATGCAAGAGTTGTGTATACACCTGCTACTGTTGTAGAACCTTGTACATTAACTGCGTAAGTTGCTGATGTACTTGAAATAAGTCCTGTTTGTAGAATAACCAAAGCATTTGCTTCATATTCTTCTAGGTCAATTCCTGTACCATTCAAATCTGCTGTCACAGTTGTAGATGCAAGGAGATTGAACACCTTGTATTCTTGATTTAAGTCTAACATTGTAATTACAATTATTCTGATAATAAGCAATCTCTTGCTTAACCCAAGAGGGGAAAGCCGAAGCCCTCCTCTCCTGAATAAACAAACAATTAAGCTGTTTTAAGAACTGCAAATGCTGTTGGAAGTCCAACTGCAAGTGCGTGTCGTGCGATAACTCGTACTGCTGATTGATTAGTTTCAAAAAGAGATACTGAGTTGATAACACCTTCTTGTGAGATAGCAACCGCGAGGTTTGCTCGATCTCCCATATAAAGGTGTTTCAAGTTACCAAAGATACAGAATTTAGTTGCTGTTTGTGAAACAACTGCTGTTGAAGGCATTTTGTCTGACAAGTAAACTGGGTAACCCCAAAGGAATCCAGCTGTTGCAGTTGGGTAACCTTGTGGTACACCTACGATAACTGGGTTTGTACTTGCTCCGAAGAAATCTCCTGAGTTAGTTCCACCTGTTCGTAGAGTTTGGATATTAGCCCAAATAGTTCGGTGCATAATGAATCCTGCTCCTTGTAATGCCCACGGTTTCACTTGTGTGATAAGTGATCGGTAATCCGCTAGATCTGCTTCAATGTAAGTGTCTTTTCCAGCTCCCATTGTAACAATGTTTACAGATGCGTTTCCAAGAATACCTGTGAAAGGCGATCCTGTTCCTGCAAGTCCTTGTGAATCAAGTTCTCCTGCAATAGCTTCTGCAAACAATTCTACTAGAAGGTTTACAACAGACACATTAGCATCTTCGAGAAGTTCATTACTCATAGGAGTAAGTCCTACCCAAGTTTTAGCAATAAGTTGTACTTGTGCTAGAACTGGTTGTGATGCTGAACCTGCTGTTGCTTCTCCTGGATATGAACCAGTTACTGATGAAGCCACAGTTGGGATATTTCGTGTATCAGAACCCATTGGGAATTTAGTAGCCATTTTTGCTACTAGTCCATAGTCTTCTACTACTCGATATACTTCTGCTGTAAATTCTTCTGGTACGAGGAATGCTCCTGCTGATCCAGTAGTTTCATTCATAGCTTTGAAAGAAGCAAGTGTTCCTAAGTCTTTGTTGTAAAGAGCTTTAAAGAATTTTGCTGACTTTTCTTTTCCATCAAGTCCTGAAATATCTTCTGCTTTTGCTGATAATTTTGCGAATTTTTGGTCAATAGATGTGCCAAAGTCTTTAACTTGTGCATCAACTTCTTCCTTTACGATTGTTGAAGCAACATCTTTAAGCAAAGATGTTAGCTCATCTCGTGTGATTTCTACTTTATCCATTTTGATAAGTTTATAATCTAATAATAATTAGATGTTTTTGAGTGTAGATAGAATCTTATCGTTTGTCCGATTATCACTTCGTAACATAAACTTTAAGTCTTCAATAAGTGTTCGGTCTATTAGGACAAGATTACCTTTACCTTCAACATCTTCCTCTGTCGTAGCCACCCCTTCTGCAAGGAGTTTCTCTATCTCAGAGAGTGATGTCTTCAAGGCATCTCTCGTACTTTCAAGCAACTTTCGATTCTTTGAACTAATAACACGACCAGCCTTCTCAACAGTTTCTTCTTCTGTTGGTGCTTCTGGTGTTACTACTTCCTCATCTTCTTCTTCGTTGTCTTGTGGTACTGCAAGATAATCTTCAAACTCTTTTACAATATCTGCATCAAGTCCTTTATAAGCAAGTCTAAGTGCATCTTGATTAGCTGGTACTGGTACAATAGATACTTCAAGTAGTTCTGCTCGTGTGATAATGTTTCCATTTCGTTCCTTTTGGATAAATCCAACTGATGTAGTATTTAAAATTCCTTCGTCTACAAGTTTTTTAATTTGTTGTGCTTTCGGGTTAGCTTCTTCTGATGCAAATTGAATCTTAATAATAAGAGATGAACCTGCGTTGATTACTTCAACTGCTTTTGCAATAGGTAATTCTGAATAGTTATGAGCAAATAGAATAACTGGATTTTTCAAATAGTTATCTAGCTCCCAACCTGATTGGTCAATACTATCTCCTTGTCTATCTACACTCGCTGTTGATGCAATAAACTCATAGAGTTCTGTATCTTGTGCTTTTTTAATGTAACCTTTTAGATATGTCTTATTCATACTCTTATTATATAGTAAATTCTTTATACACCCAAAATTGCATCTTCAAGTGCTACAACATATTTTGCAATAGTTGGATTGAATTTTGCATTAAGGATTGCGTTTTTAATAAAATCAAATTCTCCTTGTTCAAATTCAACTACATAATCTTTTGTATTAAGTGCTGTTTGAATTTTAGATTGGATCTTTACCCAAATTCTTCTAAATTGAGAATCAAGTCCATCTTTATTAGTAAGTAGTACAGCTGTTTCAATATAGTTGTTAGTAAGTTATGCATTACCTTGTGAAAGTTCCTCAGGTGTATATGCTTTACCTTCTGCATTTTCTTTTGCTAATTCATAGTTTACATCTAAATTAAATTTTTTCATTTTATTTATTATTATTTTAATGTATCTATTATAATAGGTATGAAAATATAATACAAACTATTTTAATAATCTTTCAATGTATCTCAGGCTTGTTTCCATAGATGCAAGTCGGCTATTTATTTCTGATACTATCAAAGCATCAGACACACTTCTTGCTTCTAGTTTTTCTACTCGTGCAACGACTTGTGTAAAATCTTTTGTGATACTGTCTTTAAAAGCAACATACCCTGCATAGTTAAAAACAATCTGTGTTGCAAAGGCGAATATGATCCAGTATTCTTTTAAGAATTTCCAGAAGCTCATATTACTCTCCTGTGTTAAGGTATTTTGTAACTTCATTACCAATCGCTCCTAATACTGTAAGTACAAGCACATCTGCAAGAGTTTTCCAATCAACTGAATAAATACTTCCTGCTGTTACTATAAAACCACAAACGAATACAACTGATAATCCAAATGTTCTCCAAGCAAATGATTTTAGTCTATTGATATAGATTTGTTTACTTTTTTTGGTCATCTTTTGGTTCTTTAATATCTGGTAATTCAGAAAATAGTTTTCTGAGAGCATCAAATTGAGATGCTGGAATATTTGTTGAGTAAATAACTTGTAATACTGCTTCAATTTGTTCTGTTTTTATTTGTTTCATAATATTATTATATAATAATTTATTCTTCTTGGTAAATTATTTCTGTGGATAATGCATTTACGATAGGTTCAACAATTTGTGCCTCTGCTTGTTCTTTTGCTTCTGCCACAGCCTGTTCTACTAATTTATTTCCAAAAGGTTTAAACAAATTTATTGTGTGTTGTTTGGCAACATTATCTATAAATTCTGCTGATGTTTGTGGATTTTCATATTCCTCAGTAACAAAATATCTTGATTGCTCTATTTGTTCGCCATCAATTTCTGCATAATCAATTTGTTCTATTTGTCTTGTAAGAAGGGGCTTATATCCAAATTCAATAGCCATAGCTTCTACTAATTCTTCGGGTACACTAATTTGTTGTTTAAATGTAATCATATATTTATGGGTGGGTTCTAATAATTTCCATCATAATTGATGGTGTTACTGGTCGTGTTGGTGTTGTCCCAGCCGCAAAAGCTGGAAGTGCAACTGATGTGTCATCTCCCGAAAACCAAACCTCGACATATTGTCCCGCTGTGACAGTAATGGTAAAACCAATAAGCGTTATCAAACCAGTTTCGTTGTTTATAATTGTTCGTTTACGATTTGAGTTTGCTACATCTGAACCATTTACTCTAATCCAGATATCTCCTGTTTTATTGGCTACACCAGCTGTAATTTCTGCTCCAAGATTAACCGAATAGCTCCCAGCTTCATTAAAAGTAAAGCGTGATGTTGATGTGACCGCAATCTTGTCATTGTTAAGTGTTGTGTTAAATGTAACAACTTGTGGTGTGTTAGCACTTGCTATTGTTTGTGTTGTGGTGTCGAGCAACGATATGTGGGGTTGTGAGTATGACATATATTTTATATTTTTATCCAGTTAGCTCCATTACTCATTAAGGTGATTGAGTCATACTGTACAAGGGTTAGTACACCTGATGCAGTTCCATCTATCGTTTGTGATGATGTGGTGTTTAGGGTAATGATACCTGTACCCGAATTTTTAATAATGTATGTTCGACCTGTAATCCCCACAGCTGTTGGGAGAGTTACTGCAAATGTGTTTGCTGTACAATCTACTGTGTAATCAGTTATGTCTAGTGTTCTAAGGGCTGTAATAGCTCTATATGCGCCAGTTATTGAACCATTAAAATGAAAAGTAGATGTTGGGGCAACCGTATTAACACCAAGATACCCTGCTTTATTTAATACCATTTGAGCACCTGACCCAGCTAAGTTTGTCGCTTCTGTCAAGTTGCCGTTAGCTTTCCAAGCCCACCCCCTGTTAGCGTCTGTATCGTTTCCTGTGTAAAAGTATGTTGCGCCGATATAACCATATCCAACTCCACTCACCACACCCTCTACATACAAACCTCCTGAAGCCACATTCGTACCTCCTTCAAGATATTGGTTACCACGCATTGATACACGAGTTTCAAAAGCACTTTGTTGGTCAGAGTGTGCTCTAATTTCCCCTCGACAATCAATTGGTGCAGCTGGTGCTGGGGTGTACACTCCAATTCTTCCAAATTCGATAGCAATTGCTGGGTTTGTTGAGGTTGCTGCCGTACCATTTTTTAATCCCAAAAGAGGCTGAGCTCGGTTACTTACCATACCAATTCCAAAAGATGATTCGTATGTTGCAGACAAAGCAGTGGTATCTACAACCATATTAAACCCCCGAGCGTTTAGCAAAACTCCGTTTACTGTTCCTAAGTTTGGAATAGATGTAAATACTGATGTGCTTACTAGCAAACCATCAGTCGCAAGACCTGTCCCAGCAATTTGTGCTAGATAAGTTGGACTAGTAATACCAACCCCGAGTCTGCCTGCTGCCGTAAATGCCCCCAAAACTGTACCAGCATCATTTTGCCATTCTTGGAGATTGGCTGTTTGAGCTGTGAATCCCCGAACAACTAAACCTAAGTTTGTTGCAACAGTTGGCTGTACTGAAACCTGATAGGTGAGCGAGAGGTTGTTTGGTGTCCCCATATTGATTTGACCGCCCGCACCCATAACCATTCTTCGTGTGTTAGTTGTCCAAAATTCAATAGCCGTTGCGTCTGATGTTGTAATTCTAAGGTTTGCTCCCGATGTTGTTAGATAGTTTAAGTCTGCGGCGAAGTTTGCAAAAGTAAGTGAACGAGTACCTGAAACAAATCTAAATCCCGAACGAGTAACCCCAGAAGCATCTAGGTTGTAAGTGGTGTTAGGGGCTGTGTTGATACCAATGTTGCCCAGCATATATTGTTGTCCATCACTGTTTACACTGTGGATAGTCGTCCCTCCCAATGTATATCGAGAAAAGAATTTGTTACCTGAACCAGTTGCTGTGTGAGTTGCATCAATGTTAAATAAGGAATATCCACCAGAACTTGATTGGTTTATAGCAACACTTCCCAGTGTGAGTATTCTGTTTTCACCTGATGTGTTTGTCCAAGTGGTTGGGTTGTATCTCACAAACGAAACACCCACAGCAGATGTACCACTATCAATTAAAGAAGCCCAGTCAGTACCACCTCGTTCAAGGTCAAAGTTCATTGATACTGAAACATTAGAAGATTTGAGTCTTACTTTTCTAGCCGCACCTGAACCTCTTGCAAAAGTACCAACTTCAAAAATGTTAGATGTCCATTTGAAACCTCCATACTCAACATTGTTTTCTTCGTCTGTTGTGTTATAGAGCAATAACTGTGGAATAGTTGATGTGCTTTTTGCCATACGAAGTGACGCAAGCGAATTGTTGAAACGCATTGAGCCTACATTATCAATCTCAATTACCTTTGTTCCACCAGAGTAGATGTTTCCCGCTGTTGTGTTACCAACACTTGGTGTTCTATATTGTATGTTTGAACCAACAGAAGCTATGTTATCTGTATATGTAGTAGTTACATTATCCGCAACCGTTGCAAGAAAAGCACCAACTACAGATGAAGTTGAGCGATAAATCTTTCTAGCTGTAACACGAGGGTCTGATGAAACTGGTATCGTTACAATCACTTGAGCATTAGCGGCAGATGCAACATTTATTAATAAACTAACTGGGCTTAATTGCGTTTCACCATCTGCAGTCACATAAGATACATAATAATAATGATTCCCAACTGGCACTAACCCAGCAACTCCTGCAAGTGCGAGTGTCGGAGCTGTTGGTTTAGTTACATATAAAAAGTTAATACCATTTCTATCTATTTCAAATTTCCCACCATTTAAAAATCCACCTCGATAAGTTCCATTGGTAGAGAAGCTAATATTATTTCCACCTGATGACCACATTCCTGTGTCTGTATCACCTGTAAATGAGTATGATGGCAAAAGTGCTGTACCTAATCCTGACAAAAGTCCTCCTGAAAAGGTTGATTGTGTTGAGGTTGTAGCACCACGACCTGTTACATCTGCAAGTGTGTCTGATTCAACTGTTAGGTAAGTATTACTATCAAGTGAACCATCACCTTTCACAAAGTCAGATGATGTACCTCCTGTTGTAATGAATGATTGTGCTTCTATTGATCTATCAGTTGTTGAACCTTTTTCTGTTACTTGTTGAAGTGTTGGTATAAATCCACCACCTCCTGCTGATTGACCTACGATCACACCCACAAACTTTTCTAAGCCTTTAATTGCTTTTGCTGATAATCTATCATTACCACTAAGCCCTTCCAGTTTATCTCTTATCTGTCTTGCACTAAGCTCTGGTATTTTATTTTCTTCTATTGCTTTAAATACTCTATCAGTTACATAGTTTAGATCCTTTTTAAAAGCCTTGTATTTATTCTCAATTAAAGGCAAGGCTAATTTCTCGACAACAGAATAGTCCACCTGTCCATTTTTACCATCTTCACCTTTCAATTCTTCTTTACTAGGCATTAGATTAAAGACACTAGATACAATGTCCTTTATATCTGCATCAGTAAAATAGTCTTTACCTTTCTTTGGCAAATTGTCCTTTATAAATTGAAATACTGTTTGCTCACTTGGATAATCTTTATCTGCAATAGGTGTATATCCATCATCTCCTTTTTTACCTCTCAAAAGGACACCTTCTACTTTGTCTATTAAAGGTCTTTTAGTTTTGTCATCAATATCATTTCTGATACCAATAAGTAGTGGAGCAATTTCTTTCTTTATTAGTTTTTTAAATTCTTGCTTATCCATAATATTATGTTAAATCTACTGTCTTTACAGTACCAGATGAATCTCGTACTTTTAATACTCCTGCTTCTGAATAAAGGATAAAACCTGATGCTGGATTTGTTGTTGGTACTGTCTTGCAGTTAGGTAAAGCAAACACTCCTGAACCTCCTCCGAAGTCTGTTTCCTCCATAGTACCTACACCTATATTTTTATTAGCATAAATATCCCCACCCAAGACTTCTTTTACTGAAACAGCATCTATTGAGAATCTTGCTGTATTACTTGGTGTAAATGTTAGGTTACCAGTTGTTGTGGCTTTGAATTGTAATGTTATAGTTTCTGATTGTAATAATTCACATTGAATAATAGGAGATGTTACACCACCCAAAGATACAGTTAGTGTTCCTGAACCGTCAAAGATACCTCCTGAAAAAATCAGACCAAAAGAAACATTGTATATTTTACCAGCTGTAATAGAAAGTGGTGTAGTCGGTGTCAAAGCTCCTGTTCCATCGGCACTATGAAAAACTCTTTGTGAAGCATAAGTCCAACCAGTTGGCAAAGTCCAACCAGTAGTATTAGTAGTAAAGTCCCCATTGGTTACTAACTCAGTTCCCAAAGAAGCTGTGTCAAATACTGATGTTGTGCCATTCAAACTTAACGATTTTACATTAGATACTGTATTCAAGCCTATAAAACCACTTCTTGTGTGTACATTACTTGAACTCACTCCAAAAGTTGCAGAAGATGCTATTCGATTAACTACACTATTTCCCACAGAAGTTCCTGTTACACTAATTGAACTTGAACCAATAACTGTTCCTCCATTAGTTCTATTAGAAGAACCAACACCTGTTCCACCAGAAATAACATTCGATACTCCTACAACAGTACCATTAGATCCTGCTTGTGTATTTCCTATCCCAACAGTAAGACATTGTGTACCTGTATTACTATTATTATATCCAAATACGGTTGAACGATAACCACTTGCCGTATTAGTATGACCAACTGCAAATGCTTCTTGCCCACTTACTGTATTTTTATATCCAAAAGCCAAAGAATCTGTACCTGATGCGACTTGTGTAATAGCTGTTCGAGAAAATTGCATATCAATAGAACCAGTACCTCGTGTGTTTCCTGAAAAATCACCCATTAAAAATGGATTATCACTTGTAATTATTTCTAAACCTTTTGAAATATTGATGACTTCTTTTACTGAAACATCATCAAGCTGAAATCCAACTAGCCCACTAGATGGCACATCTACGACAAATGCGTTTGTGTTTAATGCTGTCACATAGAGTATATATGTTCCATTGGCTGGTACTCCAAAGTCTACTGGAAAACTTGCCAAAGTAACTCCTGCAAAAGTAAAGTTAAGTGTTCCAGGAGTTGTCGGTCTTGAATAACTTGAAATAGTAAACTCAACCTGGTATGTAACACCTACTGTTACTGGAACAGTTTGTGAAAAGTCGGTATTCCCAGTTATGTTTGCTTTTCCACTAACCCAAGTTACACCAGCTCCATAAGTCCAACCACTTAAATCAGTATCAAATGTTCCATTTACTACAAGCTCATCTCCAAGTTTTAGAAGATTAAATCTCATATCAGAGCCGTCCATTTCTAGTCTTTTGTCTGTTTTATTAAACTTAAATAGATCTGATGAACCAAAAGCATTATTATCATTAAATTGTATTTCAGTATTAGAACCTGCGGGGCTAGTTGTTTGTGAACCTCCACTACCTCCTCCTCCTCCTGATGTAGCTATAAATGTAGACATAAACTTTTCAAGCCCTTTGATAGCCTTTGCATCTAGCCTATCTTTACCTGTAAGTGATTCTAATTTGTTACGAATTTGACTTGCTGTTAGTTCTGGCTTTTTAGAGTTTTCTATCTTTTCTAAGATAGCATCAGACATATCCTTAACATATCCCTTTAATTCCTTGTATTTGCCCTCTATTATGGGTTTAGCGAGGTTTTTTACCACTTCATAGTCAACCACACCATCTTTTCCGTCTTGTGGCTTAGGAATCAATTTTGACACTTGTTGAACAATGTCTTTAATATCACTATTAGTAAAATAATCCTTCCCTCTTTTAGGTAAGTTTTCTTTTATAAAATTAAATACTGTTTCTTCTGATGGATAGTCTTTGTCAGATACTGGTGTTACACCATTTTCACCTTTCTCTCCCTTAATTAAAACACCAGCTATTTCACTGTCCTCATAAAAAAATTTACTTCTATACTCATCAAGATCATTTCTAATCCCAATCAACAAAGGAGTTATCTCGTTTTTAATAAGTTGTTTTATTTCTTTTTTATCCATTTTATTCTGGTATTATCTCGTTGATTGTAGCACTTCCATCTTCATTAAAGATAACTTCATATTGTGGAGGTACTGTAAGTTCGTTCCATTCAGGGTCTAGTGTTTTAATAAACTGTTGTGTAAGGGCAGATGCTTGAAATACAGATAGTGCCTTATTGCCTAGTAGTTGAACTTTAACAATAGGGGATATATCTCCATACCAAAATGAGTTAAACGACTGTCCTGCGTAGTGTTTTAGCTGATTCAAGCCCATAGTAGCATTACTATCCATCAAGTCTAACTCTTTAAGTGCTTGTAATTCTGTTGTTGGTGTTATGTTGAACATAATTAGTCTTTAAATACTGCAACTGTTGTGCATCGGCAATTGATATGATTTGGTGGTTGTGTTTCACCTGATGAGAACTCCTCTCCTATTTTTCTGATCTCTCCGTCATTATCAATGCAAATATCTGCTGTCGCATCATCTAATACTGCTACCCATTCTACATCTTCAATACCTGCTTGTCTGTATGCATCAATAGCTCCTTCATTTAAAGATGCTGATACTTCTGTTCGAGCAATTCTCTCTGTTCTATAATCATAGGCTTGTTGATATACCTCTCCGATAGTTTGAGCAATTACATCAAACCCTGCATCATTAGCAAGTGCTTCATTTATTTTCTTGATAAGCTCTGTACTTGTAGTTTCATTTATGGTTTCTGCAAAGAATTTAGCTCTATCTTGAATAAACTTCAAAGACTTAGGGTCATTGATATTATATTCACCTCCTGTTTGGCTATCTGCCATCTCTGCTCCTTCTTTTAAGAAGTTTCTAAGGTGTGGTGTGATAAGTGAAATACCAGTAGCTACTGCCTTCTTCTCATCAAACAATACATCTTCAACCCCTTTAAGTTTATATTCTTTTGGTTTTAATCCTGCATATTCTTCTTTGGCGTTCTTTAATACTTCTTCTTCTTGTGCCTTAAAGTACTTATTAAGGTCTGATATAAGTTGTTTTTCATTCTTATCAAAGCGTTTAATCCAAACCTCTTTATGAATCTCTTTTTGTGCTTGTGTAAGTTTTCTATATGTAATCTCTTTTTTAGGTAATTTAGCTACAAAGTCATCAATGGTTTTACTTACCGTATTTGCTTTTGATACTTTTACTGCTTTTGTTTGAGTTACTGCATCTTGTGGAGATTCTGAAAATGGTCCATAGAAAGTATCTCCGTTATCTGATTCAATAAGTCCTTCTTCTCGTCTAATATCATTTCGTGTAAGCCATTTGTTTATTCCAAGTGAATATACTGTATTCTTTGCTACAACATCTTCTGGTACTGGATTTTCAAATTCAAATTCAAGGTCTGCTCCATATTCTGGTAATAGATATTCATTCAATACGGTCACAAATCGTTCCATCAAAGGTTTGATAGTTCGTCTTGCAAATACATAATCACTTGCTTCTGCGTTTGCTCTGTTCACATCATCAGTGATACCAACAACTGTCTTTGGTACTCTAAATAGTGAAAGGATTTCATCTCGTGAGAAAGTTCTTTGAGCAATAAAGTCCATATCTCTTTGTGTCTTTGATATGTCTTGCCATTTAAGTCCTGATTCAAGAATAGCAGGTTTTCCATTGTTCTTTGAACCTCTGTAATTTTGTTCCCATTGTTCTTTAAGTCTTTGGTACTCATCTTCACCAAGTATCTGTTCTGTTGCCAATATTCCATCTGGTCTTGCAGAGTTTTTAAAGAAAGAATAGTTCCAGTTTCGTGCTTCGTTATCTGTTTCAATAGCCCATAGTGCAGATTCAACTACTCCAACTCCTTTATGAGGTTTTGGATAATCTCCATTAGGATTAAAGTTCTTAAAGTGTATGATTTGATTCTTTTCAAACATTACTTTCTCTTTGTTTGTACCATAAGAATACCCAAGAACTTCAATAGGATTATCTTTATTGATGATTATGTTTACCTTATCTGGCGAGAGTAGGTATATTTGGCGTATTTTGCCCTTTCCTTCGTTATCTCGTGCCAAGTACCAGTAAGCATTACCTGTAAGGTCTAAGAGAGCTTGTGTACCGAAGAACAACTCATATTTGGTCATATTAGGGTTCACATCATTCAACAAATCTAATACCTCGTGTGATTCAATATAAGTTTCTGTCTTTTTGTTTTCAAGTTTCAATTCAATACTTGCCACTTCTTCTGCTCGTGCATTGATACAAGCAAATACCCAGTTTTTATATTCTTTAAAATAAGCACTATCTTCTCTTTGATTAGGCAGATAATACTTTGAGCCATTCATCATTGAACTAATAATTGGCAACTTAATGCCTTTTTGTTGTGTGTTGTTAAAAAGTTTATTGAGGAAATCCATATCTTTATTATACTTATGTTATTTATAATAGTCTAATATTAGGGCGTTTTGCTTTCTTTGTAATGTAAGTATGCACTCCATATCTCAAAGCACAACAAGCATCGTCATTCACTCGTACTGGTTCATCAAGTATTTTTCCGTCTGCTGTTGTCTTCCAACTATAACCCTTATATTCTTTTAAAAGGTTAATACTATCCTTTGTGACATATATCTTCTTTGATTTTATTGTATCAATAC